CAGCAGGCCTGGCGATGCGCGGGATGATCGCCCCATCCATGCCAGGCACAAACAGCTCACGGCGCCGCTCGCCGACGATGTAGGGCTGGCCTGCGCGAACGGGGCCGCCGGTGGCGCGGCCGGGGGGCTGGGTTGTGGTCGGGGCAGCGCCGCCACCACCGCCGACCATGCCCTTGATCCGCCCCCAGGCCCCCGAGACCCAACCGAACAGCTCGCCGGCCTTGGCCTTGAGGCCCTCGATGATCGAGCCGATGATCTTCTGGCCGATGCCGCTGCCAGAGAACAGGCGGATGATCATCGCCGGGATCGGGAACATCACCGCGAGGACCTTGGTCCCCCACGCGCGAATGGCCCCCAGCGCTTGGTTGAAGACGCCGCTGATCCAGGTGGCGAAGCTACCCCAGAGCGACTGGATACCGGCCCAAGCGTTGGCGCCAGCCTGCTTGACGGCGCCCCAGTTCTTCACCAGCGCGTAGATCGCCACGCCGATCGCCACGATGCCGGCAATGATCAGCGTGATCGGGCCGGCCGCCACAGCGAGCACGGTGCCGATGCCAGCGAGCACCGGGAACGTAGCGGTGACCGCGCCGATAGCCGTGCCGATGGTGCCGATTGCGCTGATTACGCCAGCGATGATCGGCAGCGCCAGCACCAGGCCAGCAACCGCTCCACCGATCGCCACGACGCCGGTCATCAATGCCGGATTGGCTGCCCCCCAACTGGCGATGCCTTCTGCAATCGGCGTGATGATCTCCGCCATCCGCGTCAGGGGCGGCAGGAGCGCAGTGCCGACGCTGATGCCCAGCCGCTGCGCGCTGTTCTGGAAGCTGTTGAGCGTGCCTTGGAAGGTCTGCAGCGAGCGCTGGTAGTCCTTGTCGACAGTGCCGGCAGCGGCCGAGCCGCCTGCCTCGCGCTTGAGCTTCTCGTACTCCTTCCGGTACTTCATCAGCGACATCAGGGCCAGCTTGGCCTCCTTGTCGCCGAAGATCTGCGACAGCTTGAACACGTCGCCGCCGGTGACGCGCTGCAGCTGATCCAGTGCTGCCTCCATTGGGTTGACGCCCTTCTTCCGCGCGTCCTTCAGCACCTGCTCGATGTTGACGCCGAACTTGGCGAAGCGCTTCACCGCATCCGGTGCGGTGAGCTTCAGCATCGCGTCGGTCAGCCTGGTGCTGGCCTGGCCCGCATCGGGCGCATCCTTCCGCACCATCTGCATCATCGCCGCCAGGCTCACCGCACCCTCGCGGCCCTGGATGCCGAGGCTGCCGGCAGCGGCGGCGATCGTCGGCATGAATTGCGCCATGTCCTTCAGCTCGAAGGCGCCCTGCTTGCCGGCGAACGCCAGCGCATCGAAGGTGGCCTTGAGCTCAGTCGGCCGGATCTTCAGCGCGTTCTGCAGCTGGAAGCCGGTCTTGGTGACGTCGGTCAGCTCGGAGTTGGTGGCGGTCGCCACGCGGCCGAGCGATTCGATCGACGCCACTGCATCCTTCAGCTCGAGGCCCTGGGCCACAAGATCCTGCACGCCCTCCGCCAGGATCTTCGGGCCGAGGTTCGTGCGGTTGCGGCCGGAGAGCGCCAGCAGATCCTTGCCGATGCCTTTGAGCTGATCGCCGCTGACGTTCGCGGTCTTGCCGATCTCGCTCAGCACCTGCTCGAACTGCGCGGCCGCCTTGACGCTGGCCACCATGCCCACGCCAATCGCTGCAGCGCCGGCTGCGGCTTGCTGCCACAGCGCGTTGTCGAACATCCCCTTGAAGCCCTTGCGGCCGGCAAGGGCCGCATCGTTCATCGTGCGGTTCACGTTCCGCCCGAAGCTCGAGACCTGTGTCTGAGCTGCACGAAGCGACGCGCCAAGGCTGCCGGCGATCTTGCCGCCGATCTCAACCGTGATCTTCTGCGCGCCGCCCCCGATCATTTGCCTGCCACCTGCTTGTTGATCTCAGTCTCGACGATCTGGGCTTGCTTGAACCAAGCCCAGAAGTCATCCACTTCCAGCTCCAGCACTTCGGCCAGACCCCAGCCGGTCAGTTTCGACAGGACGATGATCGCCTGCCTCAGCTGCTCCTCTGCGACCTGGCCGACTTGAAAGCCGCGACCTGCGCCTCGCACTTGTCCCAGTCGAGGCTGTCGAGTTCGAGCACCTCATCTGGGGTGATCTCACACAGGTTCGCCACCAGGGCGACACCCATGTCCGCATCGCTGCCACCGCCCTTCTGCGCCGCCATTAGGTCGCGGACCTTAGGGCGGCGCATGACCAGGTGCTTCACCTCAACGCCGCTGATCTCAATCGGGAAGTCGAGTTCGATCTTCGCGGTGTTCGGATGCAGGTTCTTCGTCATTCAGATCAGACTCCGATCGCAGCGCGGATGGTTTCAAGCTGATCCACGCCGCTGATGCGACGGATCATGTTCACCTTGTCGACCTCGACCAGCTCGCGGCCGCCGACGGTGAGCTTGAAGTAGCGCAGGCTGTAGGCGAAGGTGCCGGTGCTCATGTCGCCCGAGGTCCAGTCGCCCGGGTCGAGCTCCTTGATAACGCCGGTCATGTTCACCACCACCGGCACGGCAGTCTCGCCATCACGACGCATGGCGCCGCGAGCGGTGAGCTGTGCGTCGGCGGAGGCCAGGCCGAACAGGGCAATGATGTCGGGGTTGTACTCGGCCAGCTCGAAGCTGCCCTCCAGCTTCTCCATCCCCATGTCGAGCTCCACGGGGGCGTCCATGCCGCCGCCACGGAACTCTTCCATTTTAGTGCTCAAAGTTGGAAGAGTAAGAGTAGAGATTGTTCCTGCCAATCCTCTACCATCGACGAACAGACTGAAGTTTTTAAGGACCCGAGGGATCTGTGCCATTGGATAGGTCTCCTGTTGGGGTTGATGCCCGGTAGGCTCGGGCCCACTCGCGCCATTCTACGTCTTGTGCTGGATCCCAGCCGGTGCGGAACCACTGGGCAATCGCCTTGAGCGCATTACGCGATGGGATCGCCAGCTTCCACCGCCAGGGGATGTGCTGTTTGTGGCGATGCTCCAGGAAGAACTGATGCAGCTCGTCGGCAATCGCCCAGGTGGCTGCTGATGCGGCAGTGGTTTGCGGACGATCCCAGGGCTTCCAGTCTTGAGCGTGGTGCCTGATGCCGGCAGCCTTGCGGCGGCGCATCGGGTTGCGGTCGCCTTGAAACTGGTGAGCACCAGCCTTGAGAAGCTCTTCGTTGCGCTGCCGGGCAAGCAGGCTCATGCGTTCACTGCAGGCGGCTCGAACGTCTGACCGCTGGAAAGGGTGCGCACCAGCCGCCGCCCGCTCTCGGTTGATCCTGCTCGCATCTTGGCTGCTGAGGCCATCGCCGCCGTTCGTGAAGTTGAACAGCAGTCCCTGGCCCAGGTCGCGGCGGCCGAAGAACGCGATCATGTCCCTCTCCCACTCCTGGGCATCCGCGCGGGTGACAAACGGGCGATCGGTCATCACCACGCGAAGATCGGCCCCTGCCCGAGCAAGCTGACGCAGAGGCTTGTTATGACTGCCGCGGCGAACGTGCTCAGGCCGGCGGTGGCTGCCGATGCCGAAGTAGACGGGCCGGCCGTCCAGCTCGACCCGATACCCCCACACGGCTTCTATGCTTGCTGATGCCATCTGTCCCAGTCAGGTGGTCGGGTCCGGGAGGTGCCAGCCTCGCCGGACCATCATTTTATTGGAACAGGTCCACCACGTAGTCGTTGACCAGGTGCGACCTGAAGGTCACGCGCTCGGCCGGATACGGGGGAGTGAAGGAGAAATCTATGAACACTTGTCCGCTGCTGATCGCGGCCGGCGTGTTCAGCTCAGGGTCCACCCAGACGTCGCCGCCGAGGATGGCGCCGCGCGCCTTGAGGCTGCGGAGATAACCGCGCACCGACTCCTGCACCTCCTCCAGGTAGGTGGCGGTGATGCAGCGATCGACGGCCCAGAGGTGACCGCGGAGGATCGACTCGTTGATCATGTCGGCCGTGCGTCGCACCGACAGGAAGGCATAGAGCGGATCGCTGGCCAGAGTGCGGTTGCCCCAGAGGCGGAAGCCCTGCTCGCGGATGATCGTGGCGATCTTCTGCTCGTTCAGCAGGTTGGCCCGGCTGGTGTAATCGCCGAGGGTGAAGTCGATGGCGCGGGCGGTGCCCTCAATGCCGGCGATCTCGTTGTTCGAGGGGCTCCACCAGAAGCCCCGCTCGTTGTCGACCTTGTTGATCAGGCCAGCGACAGCGCTGGAGGCAGGCACCGCTTCACCCGCAACGAGCACCCAGGGGTCGATCACGTAGATGCGATCAGAACCGAAGTCGTCGTTTAGCTGGATCGCAGCGGCGTCGGTGGTGTTGGGGCCGTCGGCGATGATCACCGCGCGAAGGCGGTTGGCGATGCCGAGCAGCTCGGCCAGCACGCGGGAGCGGACGGTGCCGCGTGTGGGGGTGCCGGCCACAGCCTGCACGCCGGAAGTAGGCGCGGCGATCGTGACGGTGGGGTTGCTGGTGTAGCCCTCGCCAGGATTGGTGACGGTGATCGAGACGACCTTGCCGGCGTTGACGCCGGTGCCGAGCACTGCGACGGCGGTGGCCTGAGCGCCGCCGGCAGGAGGCGCGGCGATGGTTACGGCCGGGGCGATGGTGTAACCGCTGCCCTGGGTGGTGACCGGAATCGTGAGGATGCCGTTGGCCGTCCGCTGGTGGGTGAAGCCCGGGGCGATCAGCACGCGAGGCGCAAAGCCCACGGCGTTCTCGCTGGCAAGGAAGGCGTGAACGCCCTCGTAGGCGCCGGTGGTGCCGTTGATGCCGCCGACCACGTTGGTGATCGTGGCGCGCTCGTCGGCTCCTTGAGCCACGCGGATCACCACGACGACAGCGCCGGCCTGGT